GTGTTAACATCAGTAATTGATGAAGTTAAAAAATTAAAATAAATAAATTAAACATTGACGTGTAAATTAGAAAATTATGTACTATAATCATTTCACGATTGGTACAAAACAACAAATTAAAAAATTATTATTACAAATTACCAATTATTAAATTTAAAAAAATATTCATTTAAAATGAAAGGCAATAATTATGGCTATCGATTTAGCAGCAATCCGTAAAAAACTAAACCAACTATCTGGACAAAATAGCAAGAAAAATACAATGTGGCGACCTGAAGAAGGTACTGAGACTACTGTTCGTTTAATTGCATATCCTGATAATGATGGTCAACCTTTTAAAGAACTTATGTTTTATTACAACATCGGTAACAATCCCGGTCTTCTTTCACCGTATCAGTTTGGAAAACCTGATCCAATTCAAGAGCTAATTACAAAACTTCGTGATGAAGGTTCTAAAGAATCATATGAATTAGCTAAAAAGCTATATCCTAAAATGCGATGTTATGCTCCAGTAATCGTTCGAGGTGAAGAAGAAAAAGGTGTTCGTTTATGGGCATTTGGTAAACAAGTTTATCAAACACTTCTAAATTATATGTTAGATGAAGATTACGGCGATATTACAGATCCACTTGAAGGACGTGATGTACGTATTACATGTACTAAGACACCAGGTAAAATGTGGGCTACGACTGATGTTCGGCCTCGAGGTAAAGATTCTCCTTTAAATGAGGACAGTAGTAAAGCTAAAAATTGGCTTGATAACATTCCAGATGTAAATAACTTATTTGAACTTAAGACTTACGCAGAGTTAGAAAATATTATCAATGCTTGGCTTAACGGTGATGAAGAGGAATCTGATTCTGGTACTACAAGAGGTAATACTTTTTCTCAAAGCAAGAAAGCTGATGATTCACCTGATGCAATCAGTGGAAAGTATAGTTCTTTAGACGATGCATTTGCTGACTTAGACTCTCTATAATACTAATAAACTTAATAAATTAAAATTTTAAAACAAGGAAAATCATAATATGAAAAATTTACTATGCACAATTTTAGTCGCTTCTATTGCTATTGCATGCGGCTCTGCACCTGATAAAGCAGCAAAGCTTAATATCCCTAAGTGGGCTGTTGATCAACCTGATCTGTGTGGATTAGGAATTCAAAAATTCAGAGGCAATATTAGTACAGATAGAACTGTTGCTAACGCAAAAGCAAGAGCAGATCTTAGTAGACAAATAGAAACTAAAGTAAAATCTATGATTAAAGCATACGCAGCAACTGGTGAAGCGCAAGGTGAAGATTTCACAGAAGAAACATCAAGAATTGCTGTAGTTAATTTATCTAAGACAACTATTAATGGTGCAGTACCTAAAAAGTTTGACATGATGGATGACAATATTTATACTTTAGTTTGCTTGAATCCTGGCGTACTCACTGATGCTATCTCTAACATGAAACAATTAAGTCATGCACAAAGAGCCGCATTAGAAAAGAGAGCACGACTTGCTCACAAAGATCTAGAAAAACAAATGGAAACATACGACGACTGATATTAAAAGGGACATAACATGGCAAAAAAGAAAAAAGAAGAGTTAGATGACTTTACATCTGACCTTATTAAATCACTAAACAAAGAAAGAGGTACGCGTGTTGCTTATAATCTAAGCACAGATGAATCTCCAACACATGTTAAGCGATGGATTAGTACTGGTTCTAAACAACTTGACTATATTATATCTAATCAAAGAGACGGCGGATTACCTGAAGGACGTATTGTTGAGATTTTTGGTCCACCTTCTATAGGTAAATCACATATTGCTACGCAAATTGCTAAGTCCACCCAGAAGATGGGTGGAATTGTAGTGTATATTGACACAGAGAATGCAACTTCTGTTGAAAATTTACGAATGTTAGGTGTAGATATTACAAAAAGATTTGTTTATGTTGATACACATTGTACTGAAGAAGTATTATCAATTTCAGAAAGCACAATTATTAAAGCAAAAGCAATGGATAAAGACGTTCCAGTGACTATTATTTGGGACTCAGTTGCAGCTACATCACCTAAAGCTGAGCTTGTTGGCGACTATGATAAAGAAAGTATTGGTCTGCAAGCTAGAGCTATATCTAAAGGTATGCGTAAGATTACAGGTGTAATTGCTAATCAAAAAGTTCTTATGGTTTGTCTTAACCAGATTAGAACTAAAGTTGGCGTATTATACGGTGACCCTACAACTACTCCGGGCGGAATGGCAATACCATTTCATTCTTCAGTGCGTATTAAGCTAGGAGCAGGTTCACAAATCGTTAATAAAGATAAAGAGCCAATTGGAATCAATGTTTCTGCGAAAACTATCAAAAACAAAGTATCAGCTCCGTTTAGAACTTGCAATTTTGAGATTCACTTTGGCAAAGGTGTTAAAGAGCATGAACAAGTATTTGACTTGCTTAGAAAACATGGATCAGAGATGATTGATGGACATGAAGTAGAAGTAAGTGGAACAGGTGCTTGGAAGAATTTAACTGTTGTTTCTCCTAAAGGTGAAGTAGTAGTAGAAAAGAAATTCTACAAATCAGACTTTAATGAGTTAATTGATGATAAACTACATGGACCTTGGATTGATAAGTTGTTAGAAAAAGCAATGATTAGAAAGAACCAAACAGAAGACCCAGATATTGATGCAGAAAGCTACACAGAAGTCAAAGCTGTTGCAGAAGAAATTATGGATATGCATGAAGATGCATTTAAACAACTAGCATAGGAAATAAATGGAAAAGCCTGAAATTTATATTGATGGCTTAAACGTTTTCATGCGACACTTTGCTGCCAATCCTTCTAAGTCTTTAAACGGACAGTTGTGTGGTGGCATTTTTGGAATGCTTAAGAATATACAGACATTATCTGAAAAGTTTAAGCCTTCCAAAATTGTCGTTGCATGGGAAGGTGGCGGCTCTCTTAGAAGAAGAAACATTGATCCAAATTATAAAATGGGTCGACGTCCTATAAAACTTAATAGAAGTGAATATAACCAAGATATACCAGAAACTGTTGATGACAGAAACTGGCAACTAAAAACTCTTGTTAATATTCTTTACAAAACTCCTGTAACACAAGTCTATGTCGATGATTGTGAAGCAGACGATGTAATTTCTTATTTAGTAAAAACAAAAAAACAAAATATTAAAAAAATAATTGTGACCTCTGATAAAGACTATTATCAGTTAATCGATGACAACACTCAAATCTGGTCTCCAAATAAAAAACATTTGATCGATCAAAAATATGTAATAGAAAAATGGGGCATTTCTCCGACTAACTTTTGCGCTGCAAGATGTTTTGCTGGCGACCAAAGTGACGGTCTTAAAGGAGTTAAAGGTGCAGGATTCAAAGTGATGGCTAAAAGATTTCCAGATTTAAGTACGTGTAAAGAAATATCTTGTCTTGATATAATAAACATGTCAAACAAAGAAATTCAAAACGGAAGCAAATTAAAGCTTCATTCAAATATCATATTAGAAGAAAACAACATATTAAAAAACTGGAAGTTAATGTATCTTGACTCTGCTATGCTTAGTGCTAGTCAGATTAAGTCAATTGAATTTCAAATAGAAAATAAAGAAGAAAAAATTAATAAATTTGATCTATTAAAAATGTTAAACAAAGAAGGCTTGAATAGTTTTGATATTCATACTTTTTTATTAACTCTCAAAGCAATGATAAGGATTTAAAGTAAATGAGTGTAGAAAAAAACTTTTCAAAGTTTGGAAAACCATTCCAAGAAAAAGTGTTTCAAGGAATGCTGACAGACTCTATTTGGTCTGCACAGATGGTCGAAGTTGTTAATCCAGAATACTTTGATTTAAAATATCTAGGATATCTATGTGGAAAGTACTTTTCTTACTATAAGAAATATAAGACTTTTCCAACACTGACTATTCTTATTACAATTATCAAAGAAGATTTATCAAAATCTAAAGATGCAGTATTACGAGACCAAATAATAGAATATCTTCACAGGATGAAAACTAACCCAGACATTGGTGACCTTTCGTATGTTAAAGATAAATCATTAGACTTCTGTAAGCGCCAAGCATTTAAAGAAGCACTAGAAAAAAGTGTTGAACTAATTCAAACTGAAAAGTATGAATCTGTACTTAACATTATGAAAGAAGCAGTCTCTGTAGGTATGCCTAATACGACAGGACATAACTTCTTCGAGGACATTGAAGCTAGATTTGTACAGATAGTAAGGCAGGTATGTCCTACAGGTTTGACAAGACTAGATGCACCTGATATCTTACGAGGCGGCTTAGGTCGAGGTGAGCTAGGCGTTATAGCAGCAAATACTGGTGTAGGTAAATCTCATTTCTTAGTTGATATGGGATGCTCAGCAATGAGAGCTGGCAAGAACGTTGTTCATTATACATTCGAATTATCAGAGCATGATGTTGGTAAAAGATATGATTCTAATCTCTGTGACATGCCAAGTAATGAAGTTATTGATAGAAAAGATGAAGTCGTTCAAAAGTACAAAGACATGGAATTAGGTGGATTAGTAATTAAAGAATATCCAACCGGATCTGCATCTGTTTTGACACTTAGAAATCATATTGAAAAACTTATTCTTAAAGGCTTTAAAC